TGCTGTTAGTTTAAGAATATCACCTTCTTCTAAAACAAGAGTTTGCGATACAATTTGCCTTGTGGTATTAGCAGCAATAGATGCATTATCAATTCTAAAAGTTGCACCTGCGCTTGTGTCAGTAACTTGTGTGACTAAATTCACTGCACCTGTTGAGCCATTATGAGCCTGTATTTGTTTAATTAAACATCTGCCAGTTGTTGGTGCAGTCAAAACTGAAGTTGTACCCGTAGTAGTTAAATTAAAACCTGCATTTTTGTAACGTATTGTCATTGTAAAAACCAATTAAAAGCATCTTGTTCATTTTTTAAATCTATTTGATAAGATGTGTTAAGTTGTGTAACTAAAGTATCTATACCATACTTTGTTTGTCGTTGGTTATCAACTACATACTCTGGGTTGGGTTCTGGAACAATAATATTTATTTTAGCCAATTTTTTTCCTTTGTCTTTTAAGTGTTTCTTTTGCCTTTTTGGCTATGCTTACAACTTGGTTCTTTCCCATAACTTTAGCTCGTTGCTCCATTACTGTTAGTATTTGTATTTTTCGTGCATATGGTTTTTTAATTTTTTTTACCTTTGCAACAGTATTTCTAGCATCAGTGGGTGTAGCAAATTTTATACTTACAGTATCTTTTGGATTCTCATCAGTATAAAGTCTGCGTCCACTTTTTTTTGGTTTTTTACCTGTGCCTACTTTGGGATCCCTTTGACTCATAACTTTTATTTCTTTTTTAACATTGTCTCAAGTTGTTTTGCTTGAGAGGCATGCAACTTAGATGCTTTTTTCAAAGCTGTAATAATTTTTTTTACTTTTCTGTTATCCATATTGATCTCCTTTCTTTATCTTTGTCCATCAGGTTGAATATCAGCTCTAAATGTTCCAAATCTCCAAGACTCTCCACTTGCAGTATTTCTTAAATCAAAATTTACTGCTCTTGCTCTTGATCTTGTATCAATTTTTTTTGTGTTAGAATTAATTGTAAAAGGTCCAAGTGTTGACGATACCTCTGTATCATTTGGAAAATTTCTAAGATTTATTGTGACTTGAGCATTACCTGTTAAGGCTCTAAAGTCAGGGACGAAACGTCTTATTTTTGTAAAAATCTGACCAAGTGTTCCATCTATTGGCAGTTCAAAATCTCCACTTTGTATACTACCAATGACAGAAGTCACATTACCCGCATCATCAACCTCATCTGTCCCAACCTCGTGAAAGTATAAAGTAGAAGCTCCATTAGTGTTTGTTACACCTTGAATTGTAGGAAATGTAGGTGTGGCAGTCAAATCAAATTCACCTGCTATGGGATTATCAAAAACTGTTTTGTCGTGATATATTGTGCGAGCTAGACTTCCTGTAGTCCAAACCCCCTCGAGATAATTATATGTAACCATTCTATCAATCTGTGAAGATCCACTTTTTGGATAAAACCAATTAATTTCGCCAAATAAAGAATTGTACTGTGCATAAACTGTATCGCTAGAAGACAGATTTATCCCTAAATCAGAGGCATCCTTAGTGGTAAAAACAAAATCTTCAACAGAGCAAGGTATTTTTTTTACTGTACCATCATACACATAAAATCCTCCTGAACGACCCATCCAAAAACAAGCACCATTAGCATACACCACACCATGCTGAGAAATTAGACCACAATTTGATCCCACTTGTGTAATACTAAATGTAAATGGTGGCCCAACAAATTGCATTCTGTATGCAGAAGTGTCTGTTAATATTAGGATATAATCTTTAGCTTTTCCTGCACCAATTATTCTGCTCCCTGAATCAAGTTGAAATGTTCCTGCAGTGTTTGTTGAGGTAGGTGTATAAGATGTTATATCCTCCTGATCTGAAAATCTTATAAACATTAAATTTTGTGTGTTACCATCACTTATATCTGTGTTTGTTCCCAAATGTATTAAATGTCTATCTCTTTCAGATACTATGGACATAGACGATTTGGTAGGAGCACCTGAAACAAGAACAGCTCTTGTCGTCAAAGCATCAGAATTAAGCGTTATGGGACTCCATGTAAATGTTTGGTCATTGTGTATTGTGGCTACAAGTTTTTGACCAAAATTGTCTAAAGACCAGTTTCCCGGATCTAGTGTTAATTCACTTGAACTAACAGATTCACCCCAAGAAACATAATTTGAAGCATCTTGCACAGATGCACCAGAATCATGTGCAGTGCGTGTCGTTCCATTTGTTCCACGTACTATGCCCTGTAAAACGTTACCAACTATACTTGTATATGTAATTAATTCTCCACCAACCAATATTTTACCTGCTGCAGCGAAATCTGTTGAGTCTGTCAAAGTAATTGTTGTTCCTGACCCCCCTGTGCCAAATTCATTATCTGACAATGCACCATTAAGAGTTGTTACTACAAGTGGACTTATTGTTCCTCCCCATTCACCAACTCCCCAACCAAAACCAGCAGTTTGACCTATTTCACCAATTTTTACATATGGATTTATCGTTGCACTTCCTGTGACTGACATACCTGTGCCTGTTTCATTTGATGCCATTGTTACTGTAAAAGCATTATTGTTTGGCACTGTTGTGACTTCAAAAGTGTTTGTAGTAAAATCAGCGACTTCATATCCAGTGGCTCCACCACCGGGTAGAGTCACACTAGTAAAAGTAAAAAGATCCCCAACTGCTAAGCCGTGTGCTGATTTGTTAATTGTAACACTAGGAGAACCATTTGACGAAGAAAATGTAGCTCCTGTAATTGCTGTTTCTAAAGGGCTAATATCATACAATGCACCATCAAAATATAAAAACAACCCTTTATTTGTTCCAAAAGCAACGTATCGTCTGCCTCGAATATCTGTCCAAATGTGAATATCTCTAGCCACCCCAATGGTGCTATTACCAGTTATCTGTGACCAACCTCCAATTTTTTCAGGAAAACCATATCTAAATCTAACATTATCCCCATCAATCCAACGACCCGCGGCACCTGTTGGAGTGACTTGTTTATTGAAGCCTGGAGCTATTTGTATTTCTCGTAAAGGCATAACAAATTATAGACTAAAAAGTCTTAATGGTAAACCTATTAAGGTAACTGGCCAAGTTGTCTTACTGAAGGTCCACCTATAAATTCTCTACCATCTAAATAGTAATCTTTATTTTTTTCTGTATCTTCAACATAATGTAAAAATGTTTGAAGATAGTAGTCACCAGTAAAGTGTGGTCGTGAGTGAAAAACTTTATCACCTCTATAAAATAAACCATCACCTGGCTCAAGAAACACATCTTCCTTTTCGGCTCTAAATGCCCATTTAGTTCCACAACTGCCAATATGTACACTGATTGAATGTGTGCATGACCCTCTGTCTTTGTGTTCATCAAGGTGAGCATTAAAAGTATAAAGTCGCCAATATGAATAGGTTGGCAAAACTTTTATATTTAGATGCTTTTCTACAAGAGGTACTTTATGAAGTAAAAAAGTGTCAAATAAAGGATCGCCATAAAATCCTGTATCTCCGTGTGTCTGACCTAAATCAAATTCATCATAATTAAACCTGTGTTTAGATTTCATATACTCAGTACAGATTTTAACTTCTTCTTTTGTAAAAAAATTTTTAAATATAGTATAATTCATAAAAACCAACTAACTATTGAATAACGAGTGCCCTCTGTTACTGGCAACACAGAATGAGGATAAATGAAGTTACTAGGAAAAACAATCAATTTATTTGGTTGTACATCTACTTTTTTCAATACTTCATTGTTATCACTTGGATTTACAAAAACTAATTCACCACCTTTATAATCATTATTTAACAGATAAACTAATGAAAGTGTTCTTGGAATTGATCCACAATGATCACAATGAGGCACATAAAAACCTGTTTTTTCATATTTTAAAGCAGTGATTTGTAAAATTTTTTCAATAGGTGAGTTAGCAGGACTTTTATTTATTGACCTCATATATTCCTGAACCATAAACATAAATGTTTTTCTCATTAAATTAAAATAATGCACCTCTGTGTAAGATTTTGAGTTGTGAAAAAGGTCAAAAACCTCAGCTTTTCTGGTATCATTCTGAAAACTAGCTCCAGTGCTATTAGTAGGATCAACTACTTGAGCTTTTTTAAATTGAATTTTATTTAGGTATTTTAGTAAAGAAACAACAACTTTAAATGGGAATATATTAGGATATTCCTTTATAAAAGAAACAATGTCCATAATTAGAATATATTACTTAATTTATGGGATAAGTAAAGGAGAAATTTTTGTTTGACCAAATGAGTTTTTTAAGACTTCTGCTGGACTTGAATTTGCAATTGGATAGCTAACAGAGGATAAATCAAGTGCCTCTAATTGTTGCATCCAAGTAATAATTTCATTTCTATAGCCATTATCAATATCATTATATTTTATAAATCTTGAGTAAGCTTCTTGAATATTTTCTATCCACATTTGCATCAACTCTTGAGTAACATCTATACCAAAATTACTATTAGAACTCCAAACTAAGGAGTTGTCTGATTTATTAATAACAACATCTTTTTTCTCACAAAAAAAATCATCAGCTTGCTGATCAGTTATTTGCACGCAAGTGTTATGCTCTGCAAAATATGCATCTTTGACTGCATCAGTTGGTGCTACAAAAATTGGTCGTGTGTTCTGTGTATCTGTTGGTAAAGTAAAAATTGCCCAATATGCCATATATTAACTCCTAATATGTTTTTCCGTTTTCAAGAACTACAAGCATCCCTACCCCTCGTCCAGAAGTACCATTTGAAGGTCCATTACCTTGTGGAGCAACTGCACCAATACCTGTTCCCCCTATACCAAACTGTAATCCAAAAGTATGAAATACTGTTGAATCAGTATCAGGACGAGTGTTTGTAGGAGACCCTGGAATAGCTGTTGGTATGAAATAAGAATCATCAAAACCTGTAACATCACTAGCAGGGGAAGCTGTCCCTGTAGTACCTTTAGCACCATTAGATGGAGATGTATTAGCCCCACCGCCTCCACCTCCATTTACTGTTAGTGTTGCGGCAGGATCAGCAAAAGTAGTTGCGCCACCTGCATTACCCGCAGTGACAGGACCACCACCATTACCAATGGCCCCCACTGAAAATGGAACAGAGTATGGTGCTGAGATAGGAATGTCAAAATAACCAATACCACCATTTCCACCTGCTCCTGGTCTTGAAGAGCCATGGTTGTTGTTAGACCTTCCACCAGTTCCACCACCACCACCTTGCATATATAGTCTCAAACGAGTTGTAGCAGTGGCTGCCGTGAATGTTCCAGATGCAGGTCCTTTTTGAACTTTACTTAATGTATATCCCGTTGCTCCAGCAGATCCAGAAGATGCTCCTGTTAATCTACCATCAGCATCTACTGTAATTGTTGCTGCTGTATAAGTTCCCGCTGAAACAGTTGTGGCTATAAGTTGATTTGCACCAACTGAGTCTGCAGCTAATTTTGATTGTGTAATTGTTGATTGAGCAATCTTTGCAGCTGTAACCTGATTAGCAGAAATTTTTGCACTTGTTATTGCATTGTCTGGTATTTTTGCAGTAGTAACTTGGTTAGCAGAAATTTTTGCACTTGTTATTGCATTGTCAGCAATTTGTGCAGTGCCAATTGTTCCCCCTAAAGTATCTAAAGCAATTTCATTTAGGTTTGTTCCATCTGAATATGCCGCTACAATTTTTGATTCTGCAGGAGTAAAACCTGTACCACTAACAGTTTTAATTGTTAAGTTTGACGGATTACTTACTGCTGTAATATCAAAAATATAAAATTTTTCTATGCTGTCAGGTATAGTAACAACAGATGCACTTGATAAAGTAATCGTTGCAAATTTAATAACCATATTACGTGCATTTGATAATGCCGCATTGCTCATTACTAGTGCTACTGTGCCACCATCAGTAAGTGTTACAGATTCAACGCCAGCAATTGCTTGTTGAACTAAATTTAAATTTGTATTGGTTTTGTCACCCCAAGTACCAGCATTTTCACCAGTTACCATTAATTCTAATTTTAAATCAGCAGAGTATGTAGAAGTCATAAAAAATCCTTTTAAGTAATATACACTATTTAAGCCGCCCTATCAACTTCTGTCCAAACAACTTCTGTTCCAACATTGACTTCGGACCACGCAGTAATTGTAGGAGTTCCAACTGATAATGTCAATGTCTGACCTGTTACACTTGGGCTACCACTAACCACTGGTAAAGCAGTGCCAACTGACATAGACATAGCCTGTCCAGTAGCTGTTACAGAAGATACTGCATCAACAGTTCCAACTGACATAGACATAGCCTGTCCAGTAGTTGATTCGTTTGTTGTTTGAACAAGAGCTATTGTTCCTAGACTCATAGTCATTGATGAGCCTGTGACATCAACAGGTGTTTTTAATCCTGCCGCAACAATACCAACTGACATAGACATAGCCTGTCCAGTAGTTGATTCGTTTGTTGTTTGAACAAGAGTTATGGTGCCCAAACTAGCATCAAGTTGATCTTCTGCAGGTATTATTGTAGGTGATCCATCAATCTGCAACCCAATCTGACCTATGTTTGTAGACATAGATTGTCCGTTGGCAGAATGAGAGAAACTAGTAAATCCTAAAGCTGTGCCTTGTGATAAAGCAAGTGCTTGACCAGTCGGAAGAACAGAGTAAGCAACACCCCAAGCTCCATTTCCCCACTCGCCTCTGCCCCAACCTGAATTTAATTCAGCAGTTGATACGACAGAGCCAACTGAGGTTGTAAGTGAACCTGCGCTTGTGACAGTTACACCTGCATTGCCTTGCTCTCCCCAGGCACCATCTCCCCAAGTAAGTGAACCCCAAGCGTTAGACATAAATTACCTAACTATGCGATTCTTAATATAGCCGCAGATGTTGTAAAAGCAGGAAACTGAATTGTAAATGTGCCAGATGAAGCAGTTTTATCAGAGCCAAAATCAAGAACTGCAACTGCCGTTTTTGTTGCATCAGATTGATAAATCAATGCCCCTCTTGCAGTTAAAGTAACATTTGTAAAAGATAAATCTGCAAAATCAACAATAGCTGTATTTGTTGCTAATGATGTTCCACCATTCACTAAGGCTTTACCACCACTTGTATACCCTGCTGGAGAAGAAGATTCTCCATTAGGACTTCCACCAGCAAAGACAGTTGTTGATTTACCTAAAGTAGCCGAGTTTGTAAACAAGGCTAATTTAAATGTGTTACCACCTGGAGTTTTAAAATTGTAAGTACCCTCTAATAAACCCTTTTTAAAAGAGTTACATATTGCATTAGTAGTAATAGCCATTTTTTACTCCTTATTTAGTTAACTATTTAAGGTGATGAAGATGGTACTCTTATTCGAGGAACACCGTCATCGTATTCACCCCTTCTTCTTCTACCCATTTGTTGAAGAGCGAAAGCTTGAATATTTTGATTATACTTATCTTCATACAATTTGTATAGATCATAGGGTCCTTTTAAATATCTTAAACACTCTGTAAGTACACCATGTAAAAGCATATTTTCTTGATATTGTGATAAGTAAGTTTGAGTTGTTGAATTAAAGTGTGGTGGATCTTTAATATAGTTTACTTGTATCTGATATGCGGTATTTGGAGTTGGAGCAAAAACTATACTAGTATTGTCCCAATTAGCAAAATATTTTGGCTCACCCTCAGCTTCTGTAGGATTAAATTCTGAAATAAAACTGGTATCTCTTTTCTCTAAAAAATTTCTAGTCCCACTGTTAATAATTTGGACTGAACGTGTAACTAATGCATCAGAAGGTAAATTTACATATCGTTGAGAAGCAACTAAGCTAGCAGTTGCATATTTTCGCAAATCATCATAATCAACATTTTCAGCAATATCCAGTTCAGTGTTTCTAATAAACTGATCTAGAAGTGTGTCACTTAAAACATTAGAATCTACTTCTGTGTAATTTCTTACTTGTGTCAAAAAATCTGAATATGATATTGTCATCCTAAAATCACCGTTATTGATCCTGTTGAAGGAACTGTTGAAGTAGCACTGCTAATAGTGCTAGATCTTAATTGTCTTTTACTATTTTGTTGATCAGGTGTCAATGGAGGCACAAGCGAGTTAGGGTTAGAATTAAACAATAGTGCAGGATTTAAATCAACAATTGTTGGTGATGATTTTTGAGGCCTTGCATTACCTAAGGCAATCGCATCAGCAGTTATATGTTTTCTTCTAATCTGTGGATGTTTACCTTCAAATTCAGATTTATGAACAAACGATCCATTCCATTCTTTTACCATCTCCTTATAGGGAAAAGCTTGACCACTCCTATCCGAAATAGCTTGTGCATATTTTCCCCGTGCATATGAACCCATTACTTAACTCCACTAAAATTTTTACCTCTTATGGCTATACCACCACCTCGCGTAAATTTTTCAACTTTAACACTTCCTCCTTTTTTTGCTAACCCCATTTTTTGATAAACATTTGCACTTGTTAAAGGAGATGTGTTGCTTCCATACATACCTCTATAATTGTGACGAGTTTGAAGTCTATCTATCTCCCTCTGTTTTTTATCGTATTCTGGATCTCCTGCTCTAGCAGGCCTAGTAGTAGTTTCAGTATATTGTTGAGCACCAACTTGTCTGTATCTAGGATTTAAATTTTTTTGTCCCATACTTGTGCGATTCTGAATTGGTTCCTGAAGAAATTCACGTCCAATAGTGTCTCTTGTCAGAACAGCTCCTTTTGGTAGGTCAGTGGTAAATTCTGAAGGTCTTGGTGATCCATAACTTGTCGCTCTAGGATAAGTTACTTCATACTGTGGTCTGGTCTTTTTCTCAGTTTTAGTAAAAGTCAGTCCCTCTAGTTCTTTTTGTGCTGCTGCAATCTCAGAACTTAAATCTCTATAGTACCCAGTTGTTTTATCACCTGTAGAAGCGGTTGGATCATAGTACGAATAAGTAGGTGTAAATCTTTTTGATTTAAGGCCCTCTTGAATTTGAGAAAATTGCTCGTCTGATGGTTTAGAAAACTGTTGTTCAATTGATTTTATATAAGCATCTCTTTGACCAGTGGGCATATTTTGAGTAGCAGCATATTGAATATTAGCGCGTTTATCAAAAATTTGTTGCTCTGGTGCAGACAATCGTGAACGATAACCACTTATCGTTTTAAACAACTCAGGGCGTGTTTTTTCCAATGCAGAAAGATAACCACCCTGTTGACGTTTAAATACTCGCATACCCTTCATTAGAATACCCCCTGATATTTAGTGCCTTTTATAGCAATGCCTTTACCTTTGACTTCTCCACCATCCATCATACCTTTTGGTTTTTTCATACCTAACCTTACATAAATATCCTCCTCTTTTTTCTCTTCAGGTTTTCTAAATCCCTTGTATCTATAGGCAAAAGGTGTATATCTTTTACTACCTAAACCTTCACGAGTGGTTTTGATTGTCTCTTCACTAGGCTCAGAAAATTGTGCAGACATATCTTTAATATACTCTTGTTGTTGAAATTTATTCAAATTACCAAAATTGGCTAACTCAATATTACCTCTTCTATCAAAAGTTGAAAGATTTTCACCTTTGAATTGACTTCTCATTTTTTCTACACCTTTAGCAAGGTTTGGGTTTATTTCTTTTAATTTTTGAAGGTATGCGGGACCGCCTACATTTAATCTTAAACTTTTCATTTTACACTCCTTGTGGATAATAGGTTTGTGGGGTTATATATACTGAAGTTCTTTGACCATCCTCGTTTAAAGCTCGTGAAAGTTCATCTTCATAAATCATTTTGTTTTGTTGTGTCAATTGTGGATTTATTTTCATACTCATATAGTAAGCTAAACCAGCTGCCATACAGGGTATGAAACGAAACACAACATCTGCAGTATTCGTATAAGCTCCAGAATCTTCAATTCTTTTAATATAATAGTATTTAAGGTATGTGTATGTTGATGCATCAGGCACCTGATATAAAGTAATAGTGGGTATGGTTTGTCTATCAACATAATATTGAGAAGGTTGACCTTGTGAGCCTTTGTTAGGTAAAGCGGCATATTCACTTCTACTAATTTTTGTTAACGAAACATCATTTGTAGTGCTGTTAGTTCCTGTAGTTGTGCTTACATAAGCTTCCAATATGTCATTAGCATTACTTGGTGCTGTGTAAGTTTGTGTGCCTGCAGTCAGTAGTTGCTCTTTTAGTTCTACTTTCCATAAGTGCACTCCTCGGTTTCCCCATTCTGAGAAAAGAATATTTAAACTTCGTCTTGCAGATTGTAAGTCGTGTCCACTATTAGTTCTTGCTCCGCAACGCTCATAGGCTTCCTGAATGATATCATCAATATCGAGATCAAATGTAGTTGTTCCTGATGTGGCCATAATTCATCCTAACTTCTGTGAATTTTGTTTGGGTCTTTGACACCTTGAATTGCCATACCACCAAATCTTTTTTTCTTAGCATTAATTGCTTTACCTTTTTTGAAACCCATAGTTTCTTTTGTTGTTATTCCTGATGCCTCTTTAGTAGGTGTGAAAAAATTATAGAAAATTAGGGGATCTGCAGAACCAGGTACATTATAATCTATTCCAGGCCTTTTTTTTGCATACTCTTCTCGTTTTTTTTTACCTGCCTTTTTAAGTGAATCCTGTGTTTCCTGTGGCAACGCTTCAATCAATTTTGTTAAAAACATATATCTTCTCCTTTAATAAATTGGTGTTTTCTTTTTAAAGCCACCCTTCGCCATTTTCACCCCCACAGGGCCTCCGTATTTTTTTTTCTCCATGTCTTTTAATTCTGCTGAGCCTAACTCACTTGGTGTAAGAATTCCAATGACACCCATAGTTTTACCTAAAACTTTTGCAAGATTCTTATTTTTGGATAATCCTGCTACAGGAGCATTTTTTTGTCTTTGTAAAAATTCAGGTATTTTTGGTTCATTTCTTTTTTCCATAACATAAGTGCTTAATTTTTTACCACCTTTGTCCCCTTTAATATCTACCTTACCTTTTTTAAGTTCTTTTTTAAAATTTTTTTCTGCCTTTTTTTCTTTAATAAATTTACCAAGGTTTGCTCCCATAGCCTCTTCAATAGCCATACCTCTTTTTTTTTCATAACCAGATAGTTGACCGTCTTTGTTTAGATCAGCTTTTTTTGGGTTTTTAAGTTCTTTTTTCATAGTCACAGTATATCGTTATAATACGTTTGTATCAACATCCCCTTGCTTGCAAAGGTTTTGACATTTGTAGGTTTACCACCCACTCCTTGAGCTTTCGCTCTTTTTCTTTTTACAGCACTACGTCGCTGTGATTCTGTCATTTTAGCTGCTTTTGAAGCTGGCACACATTTAGGGTATTTACGTTTAGAACCATCAGCTTTTTTTCGTCCACACTTTTGGAACTTGCCCCCTTTTTTTGGTGCACCAATGTCAACCCAATTTTCTGAAAACCACTTCTTAAGACCCATTACTTTAATAAATCTTTGTAATAAGCTGAAGCAGAAGGATTACTTAATGTATCACCATCAACATCAACAGATACTGGCGAACCCATAACATTGTGACCACCGACCATACCCATACCTGCAATTTTTTTGTAGTTTATACCACCATCATCAAATTTTGGCATAGCATCCATAAGTTTTTCTACATCACTTACATTTAGTCCTCTTTTGGATGGTGTATACTTTTTTGCTTTTTCAAACTGGCTTTGCTTTTTTAACAAGTCCCTTTTTCTGACATAACGCCCCTGACCTGGTGTCCCTCGTGGTTTTCCTTGAAAAGCTCTACTTTTTCTATCTTTGTCTAATTGCCTTTCCAGTCTTTCTACTTCTATTTTATTCATAAATTTACCATCTTTAGCAGAAGCTGGTTTTGGTCCTTTAAAATCTTTTCGTTTTACACCACTTGGATCTTTAATTTTACCTGCACAGATTTTTGATGCATATGCATTTGCATAAGCACTTGGGTATACCTTGAATTTTCTTTTTGCGGCAGCTTTGCCTCTAGCACATAATTTAGTCATTATTTACTTTACCATCCTTAAGAATGTCAGTAAACCCTATCCAACCTGTCACAATATACTTTTCAGATGTGTGTGTAACTTTACTTCTATGTAAGTGACTATTCCAAGCTGACCAAAATAAGGTAAGCCCTTTTATGGCAGGAACATAGAGTTGTTGGTTGGCAAACTCAGTGCCTCCATCAGCTATAGAGTTTAAGTAAGTCATATAAACCAAATATCTGTTATCAACTATTTCATTTCCACCATTGAAACAATTTTCACAGTGCCAATCTTTGTAGCCTCCACCTTTTTTATAGTATTGAATATTAATTCGTTCATACAAACCAAATTTTTTAACATTGTTAATATGAGGATATCTTTTTAAATATAGTTTTAAACACTCACCTAATTCTGCAACGTATTTTTTACCTAATTCAGAGGTTTCGTCTAAATAAATGTCTTCTGAGTCTTTAATTTTTTTATCAATACGTTTTTTACCCATATCATAAACAAAACCTACCTCTCTCTCTGCTTTTTTAGAATATTCTATAATGTCATTGCAAAGGTTATTGTCAATAAAATAACCACCAATTAGAGATGAGTGAGGAGTAAGTAATTCATTTCTTTTTTTTTGAGGCACAATGAGCTCTTTCACTAAAACCTTTTGGTTTCTTACAATTTATTTTTTGTTTTCTTTTTTTACTCCACTTCTTTTTTTGTGGGGGATTTTCTATTTGTTTTGTCGTTTGTGATCTTGTTATTGGCACGGAATATACCTCGTTTTTCCATTTTGATCTTTATAAGCTTTTAAAAATTGTTTTCTATTTTTTTCACTTGAATAAGAAACGTGAATCCAACCGCTATTGGGGTCAGACTCTTTGTAAAATTCTAAGATAAGTTGATCAAACTCATAGTTTTTATTGATGTGTTCAGCTAATTTTTTGTTATCCAATCCCTGTATTTCAAAATCCACAGCTTCGCCTTTGCAGTGTTGAGATTTAGCACTAGACCCTATTCTTTTAGATAGTTCAACACTACGAAATCCAGAGGATATAATCACAGGCATTTCAAAACGATCCCTTATTGGTTGCAATAATTTTTCACATAATTTTTTTAAACACAATATTTGTTGTTGATTAGGT